GATTAGGCCCCTGCGGCACGGCATGGTCAGCGCAGAGATACCTGTCGCAGGTCTTTCCGTTGGGCAGCGGGAAGTCGCATTGTAGCAGGCCAAGCCGCTCGCATCCTGGGATCTGGCATTTCGGCGGTCGGCGCCGCCGCCTACGATCGCAGACAATGGCGACACCGCCGCCCGGCATTCTGATCGGTGTGCACGTCACGAGCCCGCGTCCTCCAGCAAATCCCCGCTCGCCTTCTTCGCCCGCCGAGTCCGGTGCGCGTTCTGCTTGCGGTGTTGGGCCGCCTGGTTGTGACTCGGCCAGTTGCGCCCCCGCACGATCAGGCTGATTGCGGCTCCCGTGACACCGAACTCAGCAGCGAGTTTCTCGTAGCTGGCCGCGCCCTCGGCGTACCGTCGCCGAATATCTTCGACCTGTGCGATAGTCAGTTTTGCCCCGGGGTGATTTTCCCCCTGCGCGCCGACTCGTCGAGCCCGCCCCTTAGCCTCCATGTCGGCCACGTTGTCTTTCGGTGTGCCGAGGAAGAGGTGATCTGGGCGCACGCACCGTCGATTGTCACAGTGATGGCAAATATACATTCCGGCCGGGATCTCGCCGTTCAGCATCTGCCACACAAAGCGGTGCGCCTGCGTCACGCGGCGGCGACCGGCGGCATCTCGGCTTAGGTGAACCTGCGGATAGTCCTCGGCGGGTCCAGGGATTTCCCAGCACCCAACCCCTTTTCGAACTCTTGCCCAGAACCGTTCTTCCGGCGGCTTAGCCCGCCGATTGATGGGGCGCCGTTGAGGGTCACCATAGCGCCGCAGCCGAGCATAGTGCGGCCAGCAAAGCCCTTTCGCGTGAACGGGCTCGCTACATCCGCCGAGAGTGCAGTTCCGATTTGCGGCCTTGTTGGCTTGTCGGCGAGCGCGGGCGTAATGCATTGGACAGAGGCCCACCTGACGGGCGCGTTTCTCGCATCCCTGGGCGTTGCAGGTCGGCATCAGCGCAGCCATCGAAGCGTCTCGGTCAGCACAAGGCCGACCGCGGTCACACACCAAAGGATCGCCATAATAGAAATCAGCCGGTCACGCTTGGTCACCAGCCGGGCCATGTCGCGCTGCGTGTCCGCGATCAGCAGGACCATCTTCATCAGGTCGAGGACCGGATGAACGCCCCAGGGGAGGCCGTCTTCGGGCTGCCGCGGCCGTGGCGGGATTTGTTCGGCGCGGAGCACGCGGACAAAGATCCCCGGCATCACGGCAGCTCCTCCATGACGTCAGTTCGCAGGAAGCGCACGAGCCGCACCGGGTAGCCCGTCAGCTTGCGGGTGATCTCCGCATGCGGCCGCAGCGACTCGATGCGCTCCCGGTCGGCGCCGATCAGCGGCATCGTGCCGAGCGCCAGCGTCGTGACCGAGCATAGGCCCTCGCCGCCATCGGGCTCGGTCGCGACCCAGGCGTAAAGGCGTTCTATCGGGAGGCCCTGACCGGGCCGCCAGTTTTCAGCCACGGTCGTCTCCGTAGTAGGGCAGCAGCGGCGGTAGCTTGCCGTCTCGATAGGCTTGCTCGATCTGCGGCACCATGACCTCGGCGACGGTGTGCCGGTCGGGGAGCATCGTGTCGGCGAGGAATGCTTCTTCGATGGTCACGAGCCCGATCGCCACCGCTTCCAGCTTCGCCTTTACGACCAGCCACAAGGCTCGCCAGCGCGCCCGGACGACCTGGTCGCCGGCCTTCTCCGGGAACGGGACGGTGAATCTCAGATAGCGGCCGTTGAGCCGGAAGCCGATCGTCGCGCGGCGGCCCTCTTCTCCGAATACGAAGGCGTCGGCGCCGGCCCGCTTCATCAGCTCGACGATCTGGTCGCGCGTGCGGGTGACCGGAACCTTGGTGTCCTCGGCAAAGGTGCGGCGTCGCTCAGCCAAGCCGCTCTCCCCGCTCGCGCCAGGCCTTCCGCTTCGCCGCGCTCTCGTCCTGGGTTTCGAGCTCGATCAGATGGCCGCCGATCCGGCCGGCGAGGTAGCGCAATGCCTGCGCACGCTCGCAATCGTCCTTCACGACGACGGTGAGGCGCATCGTGCCGCCGGTCAGGCGCAGGGAGTGCGCGAGGCGCTGCTCCAGCGTGTCGGCGGCCGGGGCGCGCAGACGGGTCAAGGCTGCCCCATTTCCGACAGCGACCCGGCCGGCTCGCGCTTTAGCGGCGGGAGGCCGAAGGGGTCTTCGTCATCAAGCCCTCCGGCCCTTGCGGCGTCCGCCGCTCTGGCAAGTTCAAGCCAAGTGACGGGCTCTGCCTTCAGCGCGTCTTTTTGCTCTGGCGTCAATGTCCGATACCACGAGCGGAACGCGGCCTCTCCTTCCTTGGTTTTGTCGTGAGCGCCGGCGATAAGCCCCGCACGCCATGGCGGCGGCTCGAAAGGCCGTATCTCCCCGGTATCGTGCTCGATGGTCTCCCCTGCCTTGGCGAATTGGTCGAGATCAGCCTTTGGGGTCACATCGACAGGCTCGCGGCCCCGGCTGACATCGACCGGATAATCGGCCGCCTCCTCTGCGGTGATGACTCCCCGCAGCACGTCGGGGAAGGCATCGCGAAGCGCAAAGCCGCGGGCGCGCATCTGCAGCATCCGACGCGGGTATTGCTGCCAGGGGCCAGCCTTCCCCCACAGCCCGGCTTTCTTCGCGTCGGCAACGCCGAACCTGACGACGGCCGGGGCCTTGCCCCGGCGGCGCGCCTCGCAGATTGCGGTCAGGGTTTCGCCGTCGCCCTGGAAGCTCTCGATCACGTCCTCGCAGACGGGCGAGCCCTTCACCATCGCCAGCAGCGCGTCGCCATAGACGCTCGGCTTGCCATTGATGACCGCGATGTTCTGGATGGCCTGGAGCGGGGCGAGGCCGACCTCCATGCCCCACTGTATCGCCAGCAGGATGTTCTCCGGCTTGCCGCGGTATTCGGCCGGCACCATGCTCGATTTTGAGAGGTGCTGCGCGAAGTCGAAAGCCTCGGCATACGTCGTCGGCACCAGCGAGCGGCGCATCGTGGAGGGCGCCGCGCTGGGCGACATGATCGCGGTGTCGTTCATGGCGAAATCTCCTGGTTGGGCTTCACTCTCAGAACGCGGGTGTCCTTCGCGGGGACCACGAACTCGTTGCGGTGCTGCGCGGCGTAGCTGATCGACCAGCCCGGCAGCCAAGCGGTGCGGGCGGTGCCGATCCGAGCTTTGATTTCGCCGTCGATCTCCGCGAGGCGCTTCTCGGCCCCGCTCGCGACGGCCTTTAATTCGGCGCGCTCGGCGAGGAGGCCGGGCAGCGCGTTGTCGCCGCTCAAATCGATGTGCGTGCCGTCGTCGACCGCGGCGGCGATTTCTGCGGCTGGCGCCGCCCCGGCGATCTCGCCGGCCTCCCAGGCACGCCACCACTCGGCCACGGCGGCGAGGATCTTCGCTTCGGCCTCGGGGTGCCGCGGCACGGGAAACTCGTGCACCGGGAAGGATGACGAGCAGACCATGATCGCCAGCACTCCGCGTTGCCGCCCGGTGACCAGCAATTCGGTCAGGGTTTGCAGCGTGTAGGCGAGGGGCGGCCGTCCCTGCCACTTTTCCCATTCCTGCGGCGCGACGGTCTTGACCTGGACGAGCCCGTCGTCGTCGAGCCAATAGTCGGGCGTGCAGCCGAGCCGATGATCGGTCAGGCGGTGATAGGTCGTGGCTTTCGCGAGCCGCCAGTCCGGGTGATCCTCGGCAAGCGCCGCGGCGACGGCCGGCTCCAATATGCGCCCGCGGCGCAGCGCCGGGGATGGGATGCCGTTGCCGCTTTCCGCCCGCAGCGCGGCGGCGATCCCCTCGCGAGTCATGTAGGGGTGCGCGTCGAACAGGGCGGCGATGCGGCTGGCCGTGATGTCGTGTCGGCGCCACTCCAGCCACTCACCGACTGTGCCGATCTCGCGGACTTCGCGCTGCGGCTCGCTCATGGCTTCACCTTCTCCGGGCACAGGATGGCGATGCGGTCGAGGGAGTCTTGCGCGCATCGTCGGTATGCGCCGCCAGCCTCAATCATGTCGGCCTCGACGATCTGGCGCAGCGCCTTCACCGCGATTTCGAGCGCCGCCTCGATCCGAGAACGCGGCGGCTGGTCGAGTTGTGGGCTGTGGTCGTCGCTCATATCCAAAGCTCCCTCACGATCAGCGCCGCGCACGAGCCGGCGAGCAGCCCGAGCCCGAGCGCAATCAGCAGCGCCGGGCCATAGAGCGGCCAAACGCGACGCCAATGCGGGTGCCGGCGACTCGGCGCGGTGATCGTCAGCGGCTCGTAGTCGCGCAGCCCGTCGAAGATGCTCACGGCGCAGGCTCCCCGACGGCGAGCGCCCCTTCGATGTGATCGAGCGCATCGACCAGCAGCGCTTGCGCCGCCCGCAGGTCCGGCGTCTCGGCGGAGAGGCAGGCGAGCGCCGTCCTGGTCTGGCAGCGGGCCAGCACGATCCGGTCGGCCGGGCTCGGTTGCAGCAATGCCGCGCTGGCGACGAGCTGGCGGGCGAAGGCGGGGCTCATTTGCCGCCTCCCGCTCTGTTCGGGGCGGCGGTCGCTGTGGTTGCCGCCTGCTTTACGAAGAGCTCGATCCTGCGAGCGACGTGTCCGCGCGCCTCTTTCCTGATGCGCAGCCGCGAACACAGGTATTCGCATCCGCCACGGCATCGCTCGGCCGGCGCGCAGCGGCAGTGTAGGTCCGTGACGGCGGCGGCCATCACGCCCTCCCGCGCAGCCGGTCATCGGCCTCGCGGACGATTCCGAGCGCCCAGTCGCGGGTGTGCTCGGAATCTTCCCAGCGCTCGGTGCCCCAGTACTCGTCAAGCTCGGCGAGCGAGAGGCCGGCGAACTCTATGAGCGTATCGAGGAGGTAGCCGCGCTCGCGGCCGACCCGGCACCGCAAGAGGATCGCGGCCCCGTCAGCGAGCCACGCGCTCAGTGCGGCCTGCGCCTCGTCGCGGTTCTTGAAGGGCGCGGGCTGGATCGGCGCGGGCATGTCGCAGCGCGCCTTGCCGTAGACCGCGCGGGCGACGGCGACGAACGGGTCGGGGCTGGTGGTGTCGGGCATCGGGTGCCTACCGAGCCATCGCGGCGTAACTGGCTTTCGGTCGCGGCAGCTCGCGCGTCACCGTCAGCTCCGTCGCGCACGTCAACTTGCCGGCCAACTCTCGCAGGAGGTCGGTGTAGTTGTCGCAAACGCCGGGGTCATCGGCGCAGAGTTTGGAGAAGCGGTCCCGGTTGCTGGTCAGGGCGCATCCAACCAGCGCCTCGACCATCATGATTTCCCAGGACGTAAGTTTTGCGGCCATCGCTGCCTCCCTCGTGTGTGAGAGGCATTCTGCAAAATGCAGAGACCGTGTCAACTGCAATTTGCAGATTTTTTCCGAGGCGCTATGCTGCGGTCGCGATCAGGAGGTGGCGATGGCAGACGGAGATAGCTGGGCGATCCTCGACGCCCTGGTAGACGCGAGCAGTGGCGGCGAGATCCCGATAGAGGGTCGCTTTGGCGGCGTCAGCTTTGTGGGGACGATCCGCCTTTCAGCTCAGTTGCAGCCGGCTACCCCGCCCGCCAGCCCCGCCGCGAGCCCGGAGGGCATCTGCCCCGACAGAAACGGCGCGGTGTAGCCGAGCGCGCCCGATCCGGCCATTCCGCGCGCGAAACAATCGGAGCCTCGCGCGCTGCTGTTCTGTTGTGCTTCGAGGGCGCGGATCTGCGCTTGCGTTCGCGCGATCTCCCGCTGGATTTCCTCGAGTTGGTCTCGCTGCTGGATGTAGGCCCGGAAGGCGGCTTGCGACTGCGGGGTTGTCCCGTATTGCGGCGCGAGTTGCGCGGCGGCCGGTGCGGCGGCTAGCGCCAGAGCGGCGAATAGGAGGATTGGCTTGTGCATAACGCTCCGGACCCGTTTCATTCTTTGGATATCAATCGAAATTGAATTACATCTGCCCCTTTTTTGAGGGCTCCTGGTCATCGGTCAGATCGGCGCCGGTGCGCGCGAGCAATAGCTGAAGATGCGCGGTCGCTTCTTCTTCCGGCAACCTTCTGTACGCTTCCAAGATTAAGCGCTCTTCGCGGGTAGTCGGGCCAGCGCCCCGGCCTTTCGTTTCGGGGCCGATCTCGTGTGCTAGCCAAGCAAGCTCGACGCCGTAGGCTCGGGCGTACCGGCTCAACTCCTTCGACTTGACGCCGCGGGTGCCGGCCTCGTGGCCTGTCAGGGTGCCGTATGGAATCCCCAGCGCGTCGGCGGCGGCCTTCGCCGTCTTGAATTTCCTTTGCCGCGCCTGCCTAAGCCGCTCGTGAAGCTCCATCGCCGTCATTGTGGAGAAAAAGGTTCTGCATGTTGCAGCGAAGGGGCTTGACGGGAAAATCTGCAAAAGGCAGAGTTCCGCGCCAAATGGAGAACTACCCAACCTTCGCGGCGGTCATCGACGCCTTCGGCGGCTCCGGCCCCTTCGGCGACGCGATCGGTAAGCCGATCGGCACAGCGAGCGCGATGAAGACGCGCAACGTCATCCCGCCGGCGCACTGGGATGCGGTTGTCTCCGCCGCCGCCAAGATGGGCCTGCCTGAGATCGACCACGCGCTGTTGAGCCGGCTCTATTCCGACTCCCGCCGCCGCTCGCGGGCCGCGTGATGCGCACCCGGCGGCAGTACGTCGTCGATCTGTTCGAGGGCGGCTCGATCATCGTCACCCCCGACCCCGAGAGCCGCCAAGTCGCGGTTGATAATTTTCACACCCGTGCGACGCCCTGGCTTTCTCCGGCCGAGATCGACGATCTGATCGAGGCGCTGAATCGAGCCAAAGCCGACATCGAGCCGCCCGGCTTTCACGAGGACCCTTGACCATGCGCCGCGGCCCCTTGCTCGCTGGCCCGGCGATTCACCGCACACCCGGGTTCACCCTTCGCCGCCCTGACAGCAGCGGCGGAGATGGCGCGGCCGCCTTTGTCCCAACCTCCAGGCCGAGGTCCGTTCTTCCCCAAGACGCCTCGGGGCGGCCGCGTCACCCTCATCCCGTTCCGCCGATCCTCGGTCTTCGCGGCGGAAAGGCGCGGCCGGGTTTGCCAGTTTTCCCGGCCGCGTCGCTCTCTCCCCTCGCTGCCCACAACGCGGCGAGGCTACGAGAGAGGCAATCCCTGTGTCCTCCGACAAAATGGCGGAGTCGGCGGTGACGGACAGCGCCGTCATCCGCGCTGCGCTGCGGCCGCACGGCCCGAAGCGCCTGGCGCGGCTGATGGACGTGCCGGTGCGCACCGCAAAGCATTGGCTTTATCACGGCCCGTCGAGCCGCCGTCGCCGCGAGATGGCGCTGGCATTGCTCGCCGAGATGGAGCGCGAAGAGGTCGAGCGCACGGCGATCTGCCGCGTGCTGGCGCAGTGGGCCGCGGAACTTTGAAATGGCTGCTCGGATGGATCCTTTACTTCCTCGCCCTCGCGGCGAGGCGGATTCGGCGGGCGCGCCGGCGCTGGCGGCGTTTCACGTGAAGCATTGCGCCTGTCTCGACGCCGCGACGCGGGTCATCGACGCCGCGATCATCGCCGAGCAGATCCGCTGGTGGCAGGACCAGCAGGTCGGTCCTTGCGAGGCTTGGGCCGCGCTCGGTCAGTTCACCGATATGTTCTGGCGCCCGAGCTGGTCCGATGTCGTGCGCGTCATGCTGCGCTGGATGCTGGCGCAGCGCGGCGCGGTCGATCTGCCGCGCGCGGCCTGATCTACGTCAGGGGGAAGCCATGCCGCCGAGCTGACACCGAGCCGATCCGGGGAGGAGGACGCCCTTCGGATGCGAGCCCTATGAGCCGCCCCGATCCCCCGGTCGGCTGAAGCCGAAATAGCAGCGGCCCCTCGCCGGACGCAAGGGGCCGCCTCGACCAATGTTCGGATGAGGGCAATGAACATGGCCGTCGTTTCCGCATCATTCTACACGAAAAACGAGTGTTTCCGCCATCCCCGGCGCGGGAGGGTGTGATGGATTGGTTTCGGCTGTACCACCGCGCGCCGACCGATCCGAAGTGGTTGACGATCGCGCGGCGGGCCCACGCCAAGCCTGGCGAGGTCTGGGCGGTCTTTACGGCCCTCCTCGATCATGCCAGCCAGCACGAGGACCGCGGCTCGGTCGAGGGCTTCGATGTCGAGAGCGTCGCCTGCTTCTACGGTTTCGAGGAAACGACGGTCGGCGCGATCCTCGACGCGCTGATCGCCAAGGGCATCGTCGCCGACGATCGGATCGCCTGCTGGGAGAAGCGCCAGCCCGTGCGGGAGGAGGACGGCGCCTCGACGGAACGTGTCCGGCGGTTCCGTGAGCGGCAGCGCGACGCCGCCGTGAAACGCGATGAAACGCAGCGAAACGCACGAAACGCCCCAGAGGAGAGTAGAGGAGAAGAGATCTCTCTTCCCCCCCTTACCCCCCCTTCCCCGGAAACGCAGCGCGATCCAGCCGAAGGTTCTCTCGAAAGCGAAATTGATCCTGGCTCTCCGCGCGCTGGCGCGCGCGCTGGGTCGCGGGTCATCGACGACGCTCCCGGAATGGAACCGGCGGAACGCAAGGCGCGCTGGGAGCATCGGATGATGCAGGAGGCGCACGCCACGATGCCGGCCGACCGGGTGACGGCGCTCTGGGCCGCGCTGATGGAAGATCCGCGGCCGCCGTGGGCCAAGGCCGAGCTGGAGCGGCTCAACCGGCAGATCGACCGCAGACGTGGCAAGCCAGCCAAGGCGAAGCCGCGCCGGCAGCAAGGAGAAATGCTCTATTCGCTTGAAGGAGGGGCGCCGACCGAAAGGGCCGAAGCAACCCTGCCGGCAGCCGGGAGGCTCAGGGCATGAACCTCAGCCATGCCGATCGCGACTACCTGCGGGAGAAGCTGCGGAAATTCGGCTATTCGAGCCTGATCCCCGACGAGCTAACCCGGTTTCACGCCTACGATTACGGCTTCCGGGCGATCTTCATGGACGATCGCGGCCACTCGCCGATCGACCCCGATGGCCGCCACCACGATCGCCAGCTCGCTCGCCAAGCCGAGCTGCTGTTCGAAGGGCCAGGCGGCTTCCGCACGCGGGCCACCGCATGACGGACGCCCCGCACCACGACAGCGCCGCCTTCCTGGAGGTCGTGAGCCTCGATGGGGCGTCGGGCAGCCCGGACGCCGGCTGGTACGTCTGGCGCACGTGCCCCTGCCACCGCCACACCGTCGTCAGCATCGCCTTCCCGACGCGCGCCGAGGCCGAGCGCTGCCGCGATGTCCTCGACGACGATTACCGGCAGCGGCTGGCGCGGGGAGGGTACGGGTGAGCCGCGGCCGATTGGTCCCGAGTTGCTCATCGGTACGCTACCGTGCACATATCCAGGCCTCATGTGGCAGCAGCGCGCGCGATCGGCGGGGATTCGACAGGCGACGATCGCGCGAGCGCTCGGCCGCAGCCAGTGGTTCGTCTCGATGGGCATTAGGAGCGGCCGCAACAAAGCGATCCTGGCGATCATCATCGCCTGGGAGATCATGACCCCGATCCAGCGGATCGACTGGATGCTGGCGCTCGACCTGCCGCGCGCCCGGCAGCCCGCCGTCATCTACGTGCGGGCCGCGATGCTTTCGCTGTGCGCCGTCTCGACTGTATTGTCGCAGTGGGTTTGAGAAGTCGTTAGCAGAGCTAAAGACTCGCGCCCGAAATACGCCCAACTGCATTTGCACTCTGTTTCTTGACCCGCGCACCGAGGATCGCGGTTGACAGGGGAAGCACATGCAGGTATGTCAGATATTCCATTCCGCCCGGTCTCGCGCCGCGGCGGTTTTTTTGTGTCTGTGAGGAGGGGGCGATGGCAACACGCGGCCGGCCCCCGGCGCAGGATATCGAGCGCGAGCCCAACGGCCGCGCCCTCCGCAACGCCGAAACCATGACGCCGCAGCTCGTCGCCAGACGGCGCGCCCTTGGCGTCGACGAGAACGACCCGCGCGCCTCTTATCCGCTCGGCATCCTCTTCGCCCGCGGCGCGATCACCCGGATCGACCATGCCGCGGCATTAAAATTCGCCGCCCTGCATCAGATCGTGTTCGGCCGACGCACCCCGAAATCGCACCTCGCCAAGCTCGTCTATGATCTCGCCGGCGGCCCGTCGCTTCACGACGACCCGGAGCGCGATCGCCGCGTCCGCGAGGCGGCCGAGGAATACGGCCGCGCCTGGTCGGCGCTGAAGGCGCTGCCAACGAGCCGGCCGGGCCACGTCCTCGAAAACCTGGCGATCCACGACCGCGAGCTGCGGTTCATGGATACGGCCCGAGCCCGCACGCCCGCCGCATGGGCCGCCGATCAGCGCGACATGGAGGCGCTGCAGGAAGCGACGGATGCGCTCGCCCGGCACTGGCATATGGGCCATTACGGCGACAAGGCCGAGAGGCTCGCCGCCGCCGGCTGACGCACCGTTAAACGACCGTTTGGACCCGCCGCTCGGGTTTCGGTCTGACAATCGAGGTTAAATGGCCCGCAGGCGGCCTCTGCGGCCCGCTGGCGCTCGTTCGGCGCCCGCCTTCGTCTCATACGTCCGCGTCTCGACGCAGCAGCAGGGCACCTCCGGGCTCGGCCTGGAAGCCCAGCAGCACGCGATCGACGGTCATATCCGCCAGGTCGGCGGCGAACTGATCGACGAATACCGCGAGGTCGAGAGCGGCAAGAAGAACGACCGGCCCGAGCTGGCAAAGGCGCTGGCCCGGTGCCGCGCCACGCGGGCATGCCTCGTAATTGCGAAGCTCGACCGCCTGAGCCGCAACGCTGCATTCCTGTTGAACCTGCGGGATTCAGGCGTCGAGATCGCGATCTGCGACATGCCGAACGCCGATCGGCTGACGGTCGGCATCATGGCCCTGGTGGCGGAAAAAGAGCGCGAGCAGATCAGCTCGAGGACCAAGGCCGCCCTCGCGGCGGCGAAGGCCCGCGGGACGAAGCTCGGTAACCCCCGGCTGCGCGCCGGCGATCGGACCGCCGCGATCGCGGCAGCCAACGCCAAAAGCGGGCAGGCCTACCGCCGGGCTAAAGAGTTGATGCCGTTCATCGAGGCCGCGCAACGCGCCGGCTGCGGCACTTACGAATCGGTCGCCGAGGCGATGGAGGCGCGGGGGATCAAGACCCCTGGCGGCTCCGAGCGCTGGGAAGCGACAACCGTCCGAAGGATCATCGAGCGATGCCAGCGATCAGCGGCAGCAGCGCCATCGAGCACGTCGAGCACGACGGCAACGGCCTTGTCGTGACCTTCACCGGCGGCCGCAGCTACCGCTACCCGAGCGCCGGGCCTGAGCACGTCGACGCATTTCACGATGCCGAGAGCGCCGGCCGCTACTTCAACGAAATCATCCGGCCCAACCACGATCACGAGGCGACATATGGCTAAGAAGGCGAAGGGCCGCGGCAAGGGTCGGGGCTGCTAGGTGCTGGCGTATTTCATCGGCGGCTCCTGGGATCTGACCAAGCGCCACATGCGGGATTGTCCGGCGGTTTGGGAGGTCATCACGATGCCGCGCTTGTCGCGGCTGGCTCCTCCCTCGCGAAAGGACATGGACATCCAGGAAACAGTTAAGGCTGAGCGGGAGTTTTACGTCCGCGCCCGCCACGACCACGACAAGGACGTCGCGATCTACATTTTCGAGGAGTGGTGAGATGGCCGGCACCAAGAAAACCGGCTCGTTCGGCGGCAAGAGCAACGCGCTCGGCCACGGCGGACGCGCGGCGCAGTTGAAGGCGCAGGGTGTGCCGGGCGGCGTCATCGGCGAGATCGCCCGGAAGAAGGGCGCGGCGCCTGGACAGAAGAATTACCACGGCGGCGAAGGCCGCAGCGGCGCCCGCGACGGCATGGGCTCGGGCAAGGGCGGCCTCGCCGTCCACAGCTCGGCGAAAGGCGCCGGGATGCACGGCGACAGCCGCACCATGCGGCACGAGCGCTACTGACCGCGTCTACTTAGTAGACCGAAATAGAGAAATAGACCGTGAGCACCTGGGGCTTCTACCAGACCGGGGCGCTCGGCCACGGCCACGTCCGGGCACGCGCCGACGGCACCAAGATGAACTGCGGCGGCGCGGGCATCTGCCCGCAATGCAGCGCCGAGGCCGGCGCGATCTACCCAGCAGAACATCGTCGTTGCCGACGCCCGGCAGCGCATCATCGACCGGATGCTCGACGAGGAGATCGGGGTTTGAGCCTGCCGCTACATCCGCGCGGTGCGTGGTTCGTCGCGAGCCGTCGCCGGCCGACGCCAGAGCCGATCTCGTGGTTAGATTATCTCGACGCGATCAATCGGCTGCCGCAGACCTCGATCGAGGAGGCGCGCGAAGCCGAGCACGTTCCGGGCGTTGCTGCAATCTTGGCCTGTCGAGACGAGCAACGGGACGAACTCCGTGGCCGATGGCTTATGCACAAATGACCCCGACCGCCCGCGACATCGCCGATCTGAACGGCCTCCTCGCGCTGGAATCGCATGAGCGCGCCGAGCGGGCGGGCCTCGCCGGCGACATGGCCGAGCGGCAGGCGATCTGCGACGACATCCTGCGCGAGGCGGACTGCCCCGACCTGCGCCCGACTTGCAAGGCGATCACCCGGATGATCGCGCGCCGGCATTACACGCCGCCGGGCCGGGTGCTGCCGTAGTCGTATGGCCCAAGGACATAAAACCGGCGGCCGCGCCAAGGGCACGCCGAACAAGCGCACGCTGGCCCGCGAGGAGGCCGCGGAGGCAGCACGCGAGCAGATCGCTCAGATGATGGGCGAGGACGCCTTCGAGGGCGACGCGCACGCGCTCCTGACCTACGTCTACAAGAACCCGCTGTTCGAGTGGCCGACCCGCATCGAGGCGGCCGGCAAGGCGCTGCCCTACGAGAAGCCGCGGCTGGGCCAGGTCGAGCACGGCACCAAGGGCGGCCGCCCGCTGCTGGTGCAATTATGGAATTTCTGATGATCGTCCAACCTGACGCCACTGAGTGCATTCAACTGCCTCAGTTCTGGCGACCCCGCTCCTATCAGCTGCCGCTGTGGCGGTATTTGCAGAAAGGAGGAAAGCGCGCTATTGCCGTATGGCATCGGCGCGCAGGTTAGCAAAGACGACGTCTGCCTGCACTGGACCGCGCGCTCGATGATGCAGCGGGTCGGCGGCTACTGGCACATGCTGCCGCAGGCCGAGCAGGCCCGCAAAGCCATCTGGGACGCGATCAACCCGCACACCGGCAAGCGCCGCATCGACGAAGCCTTCCCCGAGGAAATCCGGGTCAGGACGCGCGACAAGGAAATGGCGATCGAGCTGGCGAATGGCTCGACCTGGCAGGTGATCGGCAGCGACAACTACAACAGCCTCGTGGGCTCGCCCCCGGTCGGCGTCGTCTATTCCGAATGGGCGCTCGCCGACCCCAACGCCTGGGCCTACATCCGGCCGATCCTGCAAGAGAACGACGGCTGGGCGCTCTTCATCTCGACGCCGCGCGGCCGCAACCACATGGCCACCTTCTACGAGGAGGCCAAGCGCGACGAGCGCTGGTTCGCGCAGCTCTTGCCGGCGACCGACACCGGCGTTTTCAGCGCCGAGCAGCTAGAGACCGAAGAGCGCGAATACATCCGCGAGTTCGGCCCCGAGGACGGGCTCAACCGCTTCCGGCAGGAATACCTCTGCTCCTTCGCCGCCGGCGTCGTCGGCTCCTATTACGGGCAGGGGATGGAAATGGCCGAGGCTGAAGTCCGCATCAAAGAGGTGCCGTGGATCCCAGAATTGCCGGTGCACACCGGCTGGGATCTGGGGCGGCGCGACTCGACGACGATCTGGTTCTTCCAGCTGCTCGGCGGCGGGCCGCACGGGCCGGTGCACCTGATCGACTACATCGAGAACACCGGCGTCCATATCAGCTGGTACGCCAAGGAACTCGACAAGCGGCCCTACAAATACGGGACGCTGTGCCTGCCGCATGACGCCGCCTCGGAGCACGTCGCCGCCGACAAGACCGTGGCCGGGCAACTCGCCGAACTCGGCTACCGGCAGCAGATCGTGCTGCCGCGCACCGACAACATCGACCAGGACATCAACATCGTCCGCGGGCTCTTGAGCCGGTGCAGCTTCGACCGCGCCAAATGCGCGCGCGGCATCGCCGGGCTGCAGAACTACCGCAAGGCCTGGGACGACAAGCGGAAGGTCTTCCACGACCGCCCGCTGCACGACTGGGCCAGCCATCCGGCCGACGGCTTCCGCTCGGCCGCGATGGCGATCGCCGACGGGCTGAAGAACCCCGGCGCGCCGAAGAAGCTCTCTTATCCGAAACTGGGGATCGTATGAACCAACAATTGAGCGACAGCTACGGAGTTCTGCGCATGACGCCGACCGATTTCAACGCCCAGAACGCCGCCGAGGCGGCGCGGGCTTGCGACAAGCTCAACGCGCTCCTCGCCGACCTGGAGCAGTGCGGCTGCCTGGTCTCGATCAGCGACGGCGAGCGCGTGGATCGCGTGGCGCTCAGCATCGAATTTCCGGTGCGCCCGCGGTGAGGGTTTACCTCGCGCTGACCGCTCACACCGCCGATCTGGCCGAAGCAGAGGAGCGTCACGCCGAAGAGTGCCGCAAGCACGCCTGGATGCTGAGCGAGGCGCACGAGCAGCTCGCGGCTCGCAACTGCCAGCTATTCCAGGCGCGAGAAGAGCTGCACTACGAGCGCAACCTGGTAGGCGTGCTGACCGAGCGCCTCGACGAGCGCGACGCCGATTACAAGCGCCTCGCCGGGATGCACCGGGCGCAGGCCCAGACCATCGGCAAGCAGCAGCGCGAGATCGCCGACCTGGCCCAACTCGCCGCCAACCGGCTGGACGCTTACGCGGCCCTCAAGCGCCGCTACGAACCCAACGCCACCCGAGGAGAGATTTACCAATGAGCGACTTCGCCGCAATGATGGAGCTGGCCCACAAGTATGGCGCGACACTCGACCAGCTGGTCGAGCTGGCGCAGGAGATCGCGCCGGAAGTCGTGAAGGCCGAGCCGGCCATCGCCAGCATCGTCAAGCTGCTGACCCACCACAAGGCGAGCAAGGCCGCGTGACCTTCGCCGAACGGCAGCTCGACCGCCGCGTCGAAGAGCTGGAGCGCGTCGTCGCCCGGCTCCTGGAAGAGCGCGACGGCGAGCGACCGGCGCCCAAGCCGACCGACAACCCCTATTACACGGAGTGGCTGCTCGCGCAGTCCCGACGCGTATGACCTTCGCAATCGTCACGATCTGGCGGCAGCTGTTCGGCTGGACCGCCATGCCGGCCGCCGCATGAGCACCCAAGAACTCATCCGCCTCCAGGAGGAGCAGGCCCGCACGCGCCGGCTCGTCGACGACCTGGTCGGCGTAGTGGCGCGGCTGCAGGAGCGCGTCGAAGCGCTGGAGCAGGCCGCACCGAAGAAGGGCGCGCCGGCGAAGTGACAGAGAAAGTCACCATCGGCAACGCGACGCTCTACCTCGGCGACGCGCGCGAGGTGCTGCCGAGGCTGCGGCGCGACTTCGCGATCATCAGCGATCCGCCTTATGGCATTGGCTTTGTGAAAGGGGTTTCGGGCGGCGGTATTGTGCCGATACGAAACACTCGGCCGATTATCGGTGACGACCGCCCTTTTGATCCGAGCTGGATGCTGGAATATACCGCCGAGCTGATCTTGTGGGGCGCCGATCACTATAGGGCGCGCCTGCCGGAGGGCGGCCGGTTCCTGGCTTGGAATAAGCTCGGCCGGCACGAACCATTTGGCGACACCTTCGCTGATGTCGAGTTCGCTTGGCATTCCCGAAAGGGAGCCTCGCGGGTCTTCTCGTTCCTCTGGAAGGGGGCGATTCGAGAGGGCCGCAACGAAGACGAGCGAAACCGCAAGCACCCAACCCAGAAACCTACCGCGCTGATGCGCTGGTGCATCGAACAGGCCGGCATGCCCGAGCGAGTGGTCGACCCCTACATGGGCAGCGGCACCACCGGCGTCGCCTGCGCGCAGCTCGGCCGCCGGTTCGTCGGCATCGAGATCGAGCCGCGATACTTCGAGATTGCATGCCGGCGCATCGACGACGCGCAACGCGCACATAAAGATTCCTTTAAGTCCCAGAAAATCGCCGCCTGATGTCAGAGCAAGTCGACCCGACCGCGAGCCAGACGGATCGCGCCACATTGGCGCGCCCGCAGCCCGGCAAGATGGACCTGGGCGAATTGCGCATGATCGTCGCCCGCGAGATCGACCAGGCGCTCGGCACCGAGGGCGGCAAGCTCTCGACCGACCGGCGCATGAACCTCGAATACTACGAGGGCTCGATGTCGGATCTCGACACGCCGCCCGAAGGCCGCAGCTCGGTGACGATGCTGACGGTGCTGGAGGCGGTCGAGTGGGTCTTGCCGGCATTGCTGCGCATTTTCTGCGCCTCGGACAAGCTCGCCGATTTCGAGCCGGCCTCGCAGAACGACGAGCAGGCGGCCAACCAGGCCTCCCAATACCTGACGCACATCTTCTACAAGGACAACAGCGGCTTCATGCTGCTGCACGACTGGATCAAGGACGCGCTGATACAGAAGCTCGGCTGGGTCAAAGTATTCTGGGACACCGAAGAGGTCATCGAGGTCAACGACTACAAGGGCCTGACACAAGACCAGTACCAGGCGATGCTCGCCGCGGGCGATGTCGAGGTGCTGGAAGAACAGAGCTACCCTGCGCCGAAGCCTGACGGCATCGACGAGGACGCGCCCAACCCGCAAGCCGGGATAGAAGGCGCGATGCTCTACGATTGCACCCTGCGCCATGTGCGCACCGAAGGCCGCATCAAATTGGACGGCGTGCCGCCCGAAGAGGTGCTGGTCAGCCGCCGCGCCAAGCGCAACGCTCCCATCCCCTTCATCGCGCACCGCCGCGAGCGCACCTATACCGACCTCCTCGAAGAGGGCTACGACGCCGATTGCCTCGACGCGCTGCCCTCCTACGACGCGCCGCAATACAATTCGGAGCGGGTCGCGCGCTACGAGCAGGAAGACGACTTCCCCTTCACGACCGAGCGGACCGACAAGCCGGCGCGCGAAATCTGGGTCGAGGAATGCTACCTCCGGGTCGATTACGACCAGGACGGCAGGGCCGAACTCAACAAGATCGTCACCGCCGGCAACGGCCAGGTGATCCTGACCAAGAACGGCAAGCCCGACATCGAGCCGATCGACGACATCCCGCTGATCTCGCTCTGCCCGATCCCGATGCCGCACAAGCTCGTGGGCATGGGGCTCGCCGACCTCGTGATGGACCTCCAGCAGATCAAGACGGTGCTGGCCCGGCAGATGCTCGACAACGTCTACCTCGCCAACAACGCCCGCACCGTCGTCGAGGACCAGGCCGCCAACGAGAACACCTATGACGATCTCTTGACCTCGCGCCCCGGCGGCGTCATCCGGGTCAAGAAGGCCGAGGGCATCGTCCCGCACCTGGTGCCGTTCATCGCCGACAAGGCGCAGGCCCTCATCCAGTATTTCGACCAGCTCGGCGAGATCCGCACCGGCGTTGCCCGGCACAACCAGGAAATCGACGCCGACGTCATCAACAAATCGAGCTCGGGCCTCCAGACGCACCTGTTGCAGCAGGCCGCGGCGCAGCGGGTGGAACTCATCGCCCGCATCTTCGCCGAAACCGGCATCAAGGAACTCTGCACCAAGATCCTCGGGCTCGTCATGCGCTACCAGCAGCGCGAGCGCGTGATCCGGGTCACCGGGCAGTGGGTCGAGATGGACCCGCGGCAGTGGCGCAATTCGATGCAGGTCTCGATCAATGTCGGGCTCGGCACCGGCAACCGCGACCAGATCGCGATGCACCTGAAGGAGATCCTGGAGGCGCAACTCCAGATCGTGCAGCAGCAGAAGGGGCTGAACGGCCCGCTGGTCTACGGCAAGAACGTGTTCGACGCGCTCGAACGCGCCAGCGAGAACGCCGGGTTCAAGGAATCGTTCTTCACCGACCCCTCGAAGCCGCCGCCGCCGGGCCAGGGCGCCCCGCAACAGCCGCCGCCCGACCCCGAGATGATAAAGGCGCAGGCGCAGATGGCGCTCGAACAGCAGAAGGTGAAGCTCGCCAGCGCCAACGACCAAGCGCGGTTGCAGGCCGACCTCGCGGCGCAGCGCTCCAAGGCCGAGCTCGATTCGCAACTGGCGCAGCAGCGGGCGCAACTCGATGCCCACCTGTCGCAACAGAAGCTCGAGCATGAGATGCGGCTCGAACAGATGCGCGAAGAGTTCCGGCAGGCGCAGGAGCGCCGCGAGCTTGAAATGAGGGCCGCGGCGGGCGCGTTTGCGCCGGCTCAGCCGGGAGCGGTCGCAGCTTGATCGTCGCCGACGCCGTAGCGCGCCCGCAATGCCGCGAGCACGCTGGCCTCATCATCGGTTGAATCGGTGACAAAAAACCGGTCGATGCTTCTGACTTCAGCGAACTGCGCGCGGTAGCCGATAGAGTGCTCGACGTAGTCGCCCCAGAGCCAGACGGTGCCCATCGCGCCCCAGAAGCGCTCGTTGATGATTTTCGCTAGCGCCCGCCGCGCGTCTTTGAATGCCCAGACGCCATGGTGGCCGCGATCGGAGGGTTTGCCCTCCATCGGCTCGCCGGGCAGCCAGATCGCGTCCGCCGAGTAGCTGACCAGCAGTTTTTCTCGGGTTCGCACGCGCCAGATGCGCCAGCCGACCAACTCGCCGACCGTGATGCCCGCACTTTCCAGCGGTACGGCGGGAGCGCGGGGCTCTGGGAAAGGTAGGTTGATCGGATGCGGCTGCGAGAGCCCGCCCACTTGGAAGCCGAGGACGCCCAAATTGCCTAATCCACCTGCTCGGGCGTTTTGCTGGGCTCGGGCGAAGTCGGCTCGGGCAGCCATTCTCCAAACGGCATGAACTCGGGAGGCGAGGCCATCTCAGGGGTTGCCGGTATCGGTGCGTACTGCATAGGCCGCGGCGATGATGGAATCGTCTCCCGCTGAGGCTCCGGCGCCCGCACCGGATGACGGGTTGGCACCACCGTGCCGCGTCGCAGAGGCTCTCCAAGTTCCATCGCGTCCTCCTAGAGCGCAGCGCCAGCAGAGGCCGAAGGCTAACGCCGCCCCGCAAACTTGACAGGTGTTCATTGCTCTCCGGTATAGCAAAATTGCTGTGGTCCCGCACCCCTGCCGAAATCCCGACCGACCGCCGCCAGCTCGGCATGCAGGGGAAGCGCCTCCTCGAGGACCCCGTGCTCGCCCTCGCCCTCGACCGCATCGACCGCGACCTGATCGAGACGATCCTCGGCAGCGCCGTCAGCGACACCGAAGCGCGCGAGGCGGCCTACCGGCTGCATTGGGCGAAGGAACAGCTGCGCACGCAGCTCGCGCTGATCCTGGGCGACGCCAAGGTGCTCGAAGCCGAGGACCGGCGGGCTCAGGAGCGTGACGAGGCCGAGGCCAAGCGCCGCGAGGGCCGGTGATCGGCTGGTTCATCCTGGGGCAGTACGCCGTCGCGCTCGGGTTCTACATCATCGGCCGCGAAGTCGAGCGCGCCGGCGCATCGGCCGATGAGCAAATCCCCGCGGTCATTCCGTGGCTCGGCATGATCGCGATGACCGTGACCGGCACGCTGACCTGCATCGGCTACTCGCTTTTCCGACTCTTCGGCCGGTAATTCGCCCTTCAGCTTGGCGATCGCCCGCTCGACGGTCCTGACCGCAAGCCGCAATTCCCGCGCGATCTGCGGCGCGGTCCAACGCCGAAACATCCGCAGCCGCCAGATCGTCTGGAGCACCTCCGGCGTCAGCTTGTAGGGCTGCCTCTTCATCGCGCCGCTAATTTAGGCGGTAGCCCGCCACCCTCACGCACTTGCCCTCGCCTGCCGTCCTCGCTCCCGGAATCCTCCGATCATCGCCGTAGGCCAGTTTAGGCGCCGCGGCCGAAGCCGACGCCATACGAGACTGGCCGAGGGCAGGTGACGCCCTTCGGCCTCGAATTTAGAATTTACCACCTGGAGAGCTCATGTCGCTAGACGCAACGCCGGCCGCTGGGGCCGCCGGCGAGGTCGATCGCCGACCCGCACCCGAGATCAATACCGACGAACCCTTTAACACCGACCACGCCGCCGCCAGCGCCCTCGAAGGGCTGCTTTTCCCGGCCGATGACGGCGAAGTCGAAGAGGAATCCGGCGCCAGCGCGCCCGATACCGGAGAGGGGGAGACTCCTCCCACCGGGGAAGACGAAGAGGGCCACAGCGAAGCGGACGGGCAAACCCCGACGCCCATCGAACCGCCCAAATCTCTGTCCGATGACGAAAAGGCAGTTTTCGCCAAGCTCCCACCCGAAGCGCAGCAGATCATCGCCCGCCGGGAGAGCGACCGCGACAAGGCCTTCACTCAAAAGACGCAGGAGATCGCCGAGGAGCGCAAAGGCTGGGAAGCCGAGCGCACGGCGATTGCGACCCAGCGACAGCAGTACCAGCAGTCGCTTCAAACTCTGTTGCACGCCGCCCTCCCCGAAGCCGAGCAGTTCGCTCGGATCGACTGGGACCGGCTGGCAACCGAGAACCCGGCCGCCTGGGCCCAGCTCTCGCAGCAGCGCGACTCGCTGCGGCAGCGCGTGGGCGCGATCCAGGCCGAATTGCAGCAGGCAACCCAGCTGCAGCAGCAGGAACAGGCGCAACAGCGCCAGAAATTCGTCGCTGCCGAGCATCAAAAGCTGGTCCAGGCCGAGCCCGACTTTGGCGACAAGGCGAAAGCCACGAAGCTCGGGTCGGATCTCAGCCAATACCTGCAATCGGAATTCGGGTTCACCCCGCACGAAGTCGGGAGCGTCATCGACTCCCGCATGGTCCGCCTCGCGCTCACCGCTTTGCGCGCGAACCAGCAGACCGCCGCGCGGGTATCGGCAGAGCAGAAGCGACAGAACACCCCGCCGCGCGTGCAGCGCCCCGGCACCCCGCAGGGGCCGGACGCCAGCAACTCGGCGAAGGTCAAGGCTGCTGCACAGCGCTTCGGCCGCACCGGCAGCACGCGCGATGCCGCCATGCTCCTGGAGAATTTTCTCTAAACCCTCGACGCGCGCTAAGAGCGCCCCTCCCAAAGCCGCCCCAGGGGCAGCGGCCTCGCCCGCGCTGTGAAGCGCCGGCCTTCCCTCCGATGGAGCCTCCACCACCATGGCGACCGTAAGCAATACCGAACTGACCTTCTCGATGAAGGGCATTCGGGAAGACCTGTCCGACGTGATCTACAACATCTCGCCGGTCGAAACCCCGTTCATGACCTCGATCGGCCGCGCCAAGGCCGACAACACCTTCCACGAGTGGCAGACCCAGTCGCTCGCCGCTGCCGACACGACCAACGCGCAGCTCGAAGGCGACGACATCACCTCGTTCCAGGCCGCGAACTTCACGACCCGTCTCGGCAACTACACGCAGATCAGCCGCAAGACGGTCATCGTCTCGGGCACCGCCGACGCGGTGAAAAAGGCCGGCCGGAAATCCGAGCTGGCGCTCCAAGTCGCGATCCGCGGCAAGGAGTTGAAGCGCGACATCGAGTCGATCCTCTGCGGCACCAACCAGGCGCGCACCGCCGGCAACAGCACCACGGCGCGCACCCTGGCCTCGACCTTGTCGTGGATCAAGACCAACACCGATCTCGGCGCCAGCGGTGCCGATCCCTCCGCTTCGGACGGCACCGGCACCCGCACGGACGGCACCACGCGCGTCTTCGTGGAGTCGAGCCTCAAGACCGTGCTGAAGAGCATCTGGACCAACTCGGGCGACGAACCCGAGATGCTGATGGTCGGCGGCACCGTGAAGCAGGAGGCCTCGACCTTCGCCGGCAACACGACCCGGATGCAGGACACCACCAACAAGAAGCTGGTGGCCAGCATCGATTACTACACCGGGGATTTCAGCTCGGTGCGGATCGTGCCCAACCGCTTCGTGCGCTCGCGGGACGCCCAGGTCATCAACACTGACCTCTGGGCCGTCGCGTGGCTGCGCCCCATCAAGCTGGAAGACCTCGCCAAGACGGGCGACGCCAGCAAGAAGCAGCTTATTGGTGAATATACGCTTGAAAGCCGAAATGAGGCCGGTTCTGGGATTATTGCGGACCTGCAATAGTCGCTTGATCGGTACACTCTAGCCTAAGAGTGTGATAGCGTCTCCCCCTCTTTGCTGAGGGGGAGATTGCTATGAAAAGGCACGGCTACTGCCGCCCCGGCGGCAAGCACCACTGGCTGTATGGTCGATGGAACGCGATGAAGCAGCGATGCTTCAATCCGAACCAGGCGCACTATGAACGCTACGGTGGCCGCGGCATCAAAGTCTGTGAGGCCTGGCTCGACTTCGCCAACTTCCTTGCGGACATGGGCGAGCCCCCGGACCGAAGCTACACGCTGGAGCGCGACGACAACAACAAGGGCTATGAGCCTGGAAACGTCCGATGGGCAACCCGATCGGAACAGCGCGCCAACTCCCGCACCGGCACAGTGGGATCACGTCACGGAAGGTCAAAGCTGACCGAGCGAGACGTGGAGATCATTCGCTCCAGCCCGCTTAATTGCGCTCAGCTGGGCCGCGCGTTCGGTGTCGTGCCGAGCGTCATCTCCGGGATTCGCCTCCGCCGTTCCTGGCGACACGTACCCTAGTCGCGGCAATCGCGCCGCTTCATCGGGGCCGTCCTTTCGGGGCGGCCCTTTTCTTTTCCCCCTACTCCCGAAGGGCATCCATGTCCGAAGTTTTGACCCAGAACGCCGACGGCACGATGTACGTCGCCAACACCAACGATGGGGTGCCCGACCAGATCCTCGGCGGCCCCGCCAGCCCGACCGTCGCAGCGCCGCGGTTTTACGGCATGCGCACGATGAAGGTGCCGCTGACAGCGGCCGATGCCGCCGCCGGCGTCGTCTCGTGGCAGAACAACCTCGGCTACGACATCCTGGTCAGCGAGCTGATTATTGATGTCACGACAAAGTCGACCGGCGCCTCGACGATCTCCGCCGGCATCGCCGCGACCGCGGTATCCGCGGCCAACCTGATCGACACGCTCGATGTCGGCACCGCGACCGGCACCTTCGACAACGTGACCGACAAGGGCACGAACGGGAAGTCGCGCGGCAAGATCGTGAAGGGCGCGTTTTTCACGATCTCGAAGGCCAGCGGCGCGACCGCTGGGCTCGTAGGCAGCGCCTACCTCAGCTTCATCCCGGTCTAGGCCGCCGGCCGCATGAACAACATCAGCCAGCCGGCCTTCAAGCCGAACCCGGCATCGACGGTCGCCCTCAACGCCGCAACGACCACGGCAAACGTGCAGGTGCAGGCGGGCCAGGCCAGCCGGCATGTGCGGGTGCGCAACGCCGGCGCTGTCGACGCCTTCATCGCTTTCGGCATCGACAACACGGTCGCGGCGACGCTTCCCGTGAATGGCGGCGCGGCCGGCAGCATGCCGATCTCCGCCGGCGCCGTCGAGATCTTCTCCGCCCCCTACGAGTTCGTCGCGGCGATCACCGCCTCGGGCACGGCGCAGCTCTACTTCACGCCGGGCGAGGGGCTGTAGGCAGATGCGTCGCCGCCTTCTCTCGGCCGCCCTCGCGGCAGCGCTGGCCTTTGCGCCGGCGCTCGCCTCGGCGGAGATCAAGTCGCAGGGGGGCCCGACACAGGTCGCGTCCACCTTCAACCTCGCCACGACCGGCGCCGCGACCCGCCTCAACCTTTTGAACATCACGCTGTCGCCCAGCAGCGACACGGCGAACATTTTCGAACCCTTCAACGTATTCGTCGATCTGACCGGGCCGGGCCATGCCAATGGCGAGATAAACCACTTCCACGGCAATCTTACTGTCGAGAGTGGCGCCCTAGCCGCGCAGGCCGAATCCTTCGAGGCCAAGCTGCAGAACTCGGGCACAGTGACCGAGTGGGACGGCGCGCTTCTCATCCCGCAGAACAATTCCGGTGGGACCGCGACCCGGCTCTACGGCGCAAAGTGCCAGCTTACGCAGGCCAACGCGAGCGGTGGCGCGGTAAATACCTACGCTTGCATAAACAACGAGGCGATGACCGGCGGCGGCACTCAGCCAACCGCCAATCTGTTTCTGCGCAATGCGGACGCGAACGCTTACATCGGCACGAACGGCCACATCAACATCGGGACGCTTACCGATCAGGGCTTTCCGCTATTCGTGCAGGGCAGCGGCGCGACCAGCGGCACGTTTTCCTTTGTCGTTAAAAACAGCTCGTCGGCTAACGAGTTCTTCTGCCAGGACGACACAAGCTGCACGGCCGCTGGGTCGCTCAACGTCAAGGGCACGCTTCAGGTAAACGGCAAGGCCGCCGTATCGCCGGCCGCGCCCACGATCTCCTCCGGGTTCGGCACCAGCCCGAGCATCACCGCAAGTAACGGCACGATCACTTTCGAGGTGAACGTCGGCACCGGCGGCACGGCAACCAGCGGCGTAATCGGCCTGCCGGCGGCCACGACCGGATGGAACTGCGCGGCGACGGACATCACCACCAATTCGGCGACCGTGTTCCTGACCAAACAAACCGCGTCAACAACGACCACGGCCACATTCGGAAATTTCAACACCTCCGGCGCAGCGGCGGCCTGGGCGGCCAGCGACAAGCTGCGGATTTCTTGCTTCGCTTATTGAGGAGAACTGCATGACCTGGATTTTCGCCTTCCTGATCGCGGCGCTGATGGCGCTCCCCGCGCTCGCGGCCGGCCCTGATCTGGCACACAATGCCGTAGCCGAGTGGAACGCCGGCGACGTGGCGCATCGGCACACCGAGGCCGCGCTCGCGGCACTGGCCCGGGACTATGAGCGCCAGAAAGACGATTTGAAAACCGCCCGCGATCTCGCGGCATATTGGGAAGAGTACGCCCGCGGCATCGCCCCGTGGCTGCGCCCGACCGAATGAACCCCGTCCTCCTGGACCGCGACCCGGATTCGGGCGCGACCGAGACCTTCACCTTCGACGAAGGCACCGAGACCGCGGTCATCCGCCACTCCTGCGACGTGCAGCCGATCCTCGACGCCAACCGGGAGGCGGCCAATCACGGCAGCATCGACCGCTCGGGCGAGGACGATCTCGATTTGCGCCTCGTCGCGCGCGTCCCGAACGCGATTATCCTGAAGTGGTTCGCCGACCACGGCATCCGCGGCTGGCTGCGCGAGGACTGGCCCGGAGTGAAGCGGATGTTGAACTCGAACGAGTACCGCTGGCTTCGGGTCAACTCGATGGTGATCTAGTGAGCATCATCGAAATCCTCCCCTCCGCCACTTGGTTCGCGCGCGGCTTCGCCTGCGGCTGCTTCTTCCTCGGCGTGGGGCTCGCCTTCCTCGCGCAGCTCGAACGGTAGCACGCGCGCATGGCATCCTTCAGCACCTACGCCGACCTCCAAACCACGATCCTCGCCTGGATGGCCCGCCCCGGCGATACGCAAGTCCAGCCGGCCGACCTGATCGCGCTGTTCGAGGAGGAGGCGCGCGACCGCCTGCGCACAAGGCTCGGCGAGACCAGCACCACGCTGACCACGACGGCCGACCTCGCCACGATAGCGCTGCCGGCGCTCTATGAGGGTCATCGCGAGATGGTCCTGCAAACCTCGCCCACGGTCTTCATCAAATACATCACCCCGGAAGTGATGGACGGTACCTGGGTCGACGGCGCGACGGGCGCCCCCGAGTTCTTCACGGTCAAGGGTACGAGCTTCACCTTCGCGCCGACCCCGGATGCGGTCTATTCGATCGCCCTCGACTACAACGCCGGGATCTCTTCGCTCAGCAACGCGAACCCGACCAACTGGCTCCTCTTGAACTACCCCTCGCTGTATCTCGCCGGGTCGATGCTGTGGGGCGAGGCCTTCATCGGCAATGACGAGCGCGTGCCCGGCTGGGTGCAGCTGCGCGAGTCGATCTTCAACCGCATCATGATGGCGGACCTGAAGCAGCGCTGGACCGGCGGCACCCTGACCGTACGCACCGATACCGGCAACCCCTGAGATGGCCTCGCCTCCCGAGTTCATGCCGTTTGGAGAATGGCTGCCCGACCAGCCCAATTTTAATAATCCGGGCGCGAAGACGATCAAGAACGTGATCCCCGTCACGGCGCAGTCCTATGGGCCGATGCCGACCCCGCAAATCTATTCGGGGCCGCTCACCGCCCGATGCCAAGGGGCCTACGGCTTTCTCGACGACGGCGAGGCGGTGCACGTCTTCGCGGGCGACGCAAAGCGGCTCTATCAGATGAGCGCGGGCTCGGCGCCCAATTTCAGCGACATTTCGCGGAAAGCGAGCTTCACCGGGTCGATCGCGACGACCACCCTCACTGTCTCGGCGATCTCCGCCGGAACGATCAACGTCGGCGACACCCTCTCCGGCTCGGGCGTCACCGCCGCGACCACGATCACCGCGCTCGGCACCGGCACGGGCGGCACCGGCACCTACACGGTCAACAATTCGCAGACGGTCGCCAGCGAAGCGATGACCAGCCAGGGCGGCGGCCCCTACGCCACGCCCTCGCCCCTCAATCCGGTGATCCCCACCGTCGGCTATTGGCATTTCACCAGCTTCGGCACGCGGATCATCGCCACCAACTACAGCGACCCGCAGCAGACCTTCCTCGTCGGCAGCGACAGCGTCTTCTCCGATCTAGCGAGCGCGGCGCCCAAAGCGCGCTTCGTCATCACGGTCAAGGATTTCGTGATGGCGCTCAACACCAGCGACGGCACCTTCGGCGCGCAGCCGCGGCGAGCCTGGTGGTGCGCGATCGGCAACCCGCTCTCCTGGCCGACCCCGGGCACGAACGCCGCGATCCAGGTGCAGTCCGACTACCAGGATTTGGAGCAGTCCGACCTCGGGCAGATCACCGGCGGGATTGGCGGCCATCTCTCGGCGGCCGACGCCGCGATCTGGTGCGAGCGCGGCATCTACCGCGTGCAGTATGTCGGCAGCTCCGGCGGCATCTTCTCTTTCCAGGTCGCCGAGGGCGCGGCCGGGACGCAGGCGCCCTTGTCGATCGTGCTGCGCCGCATGCAGGGCGCCTATGGCAGCCAGGCGGTCGGCTATTACCTGGGCGACGACGATTTCTATGCCTTCAACGGCATGGCGAGCTTCCCGATCGGGACGCAGAAGATCGCGCGGACGGTCATCGCCGACCTCAATTCGAGCTACGTCTCGACCGTGCAAGGCGGCACCATCCCCAACCTGCCGATCGTCTATTGGCTCTATGCCAGCGCCTCGGGCGCGGGCACCGGGCTCTACGACCGGCTCGTGCTTTACAACCCCATCGTCCAGCGCTGGTCCTTGTGCGATTTGACCGCAACGCCGGCGGAGTGGGGCACCGTCGCGCTGGCGCCGGGGATGACGCTCGACGCCCTCAATGCGTTCGGCGCGATCGACACGCTGCCGGCCGCGCTCGACAGCGGCTTCTATGCCGGCGGCCTGCCGGTCCTCGCCGCCTTCGACCAGAACCATAAGCTCAATTTCCTGAACGGCCCGCCGATGGCGCCGGTGGTCGAGACCAGCGAAATGCAGCCCCTTCCGGGCCGGCGCACGAAGATCCTCTCGGCGCGGCCGATCGTCGATGGCGGCTCGCCCTCGGTCAGTTTCGGCCATCGCGACCGGATCTTCGACAGCGTGACCTACGATGCCGCGGTGCCGGTCAACATCCTCGGCGAGTGCCCGATGCACGCGACCGGCGCCTATGTGCGGTTTCAGCTGACATTGCCGGCGGGATCCAACTTCACGCACCTGCAAGGCGTGCAGGCGACGATGAAGCCGGAAGGCCGGTTTGTGCGATGAGCGCCAACATCCCGGCGATCGGCATCGGCCCCGTACCCGAGACGGTGCTGCAATCGGAATGGGCGAGTTGGCTCACTCGCATCGCCCGCGTCTTGAACCTGGTGCTGGCCGGGAAGCTGAACGCCACCGGCTCCGTCACCCTCACCGCGAGCGCCACGTCAACAACCCTGACCGACAGCCGCATCGGCCCCAACAGCGCCGTCATCCTGGTGCCGCAGACCGCGGCCGCCGCGATCGCGGTCCTGACCTCGCCCGGCATCTACGTCGTGCCGACGAGGGGCAGCGCCACGATCAACCATCCCTCGAACGCCTCGACGACGCAGACATTCGGGTTTGCGGTCATTGGCTGAGTTGCGGATCCGCCGGCCCACGCGAGACGAATTGTCGGCGCGGTGGGGCGAGATCGCGCCCGTCCTGAAGCGCGCCACCGACCGCACCGAAGGCTGCTACGAGCCGATCGACGTGCTTCAGCAGTCTTTGAACGGCCAGGTCGCGATCTTCACGATCGAGGACGGCGCGCAGCTCGTCGCCGTCGCCACCGGCCGGGTCAACGTCTTTCCGCGCCGCCGCTTCTGGACCATCGACTTCGTCGCCGGACGCCGGCTCGCCGAATGGTGGCCGCTCTTCGTCGACGCGATGGACGCGCTGGCCCGGCAAGCCGGCTGCGCCAAGATCACCGCCTATGGCCGCCCCGGCTGGTCGCGCTTCTGGAAGGCGCGCGGCGTCGCCCAGAGCATCGCCAGCGAGATCATGGTGCGGGCTCTGTAGTCACGCGGCGACGCCGAGCGAGCAGAACCGCAATCAGCGCAGACGCAAGCGCCGGCCGAAGCCGTAACTGACGACCCATCCCATTCACATAGGCCGCCTCCGGGCGGCCTTTTCTTTTAGGAGCACCCCCAACCATGCCGGGAGGCGGGAAAGGTCCGAGTTCGTCCGGCAATATCACGCAGACGACCCAAAACCCCACACAGCAAGCGCAGCTCCCGTTCCTGACGGGGGAGGCAGCCGGCACTGCCGGCTTCGGCGACAATCCGCGCCCCGCCGGATTCAATGCGGCGCTCGACCTCAACCAGCACGACCCCCTCCAGTACTACCCCGGCCAAACCCTCGCCGACTTCAACCCGGCGATCGGCGGCGGCTTCCAGGGCCAGATCAACCAGTACGGCACCGGCCTCGGCATCGCCGGCCAGGCCAATTCGCTCTTCGGCAGCGCTACCGGCGGCGGCATGTCGGGCATCAACAGCCCGGCCTTCAACCCGCTGACCGCGATCGGCGGCCAAACCGGCGGCAGCACCGCGACGCTCAATGCTCTTGGGCAGCGGGAGATCGACGCCGGCAGCGAATACTCCAATGAGTTCGGCTCGCTGCTCAACCAGGGCACCGGCGTCGGCAACCAAGTCGATGCGCTCGGAAACCTGAGCGGCGAAGCGACGGCCGCCGGCCGGCAATACAGCAACGGGCTCAGCACGCTCGCTTACAACGGGTCGGGCGCTACCCCCTACGCGGGCACCGCGGCAGGCTATGGCGCGCAAGCAGCGGCCAACCCTTATGCCGGGGAGCTCGCGGGGATGGCCGGGGGGCCCATCAACGGGCTCGGGGCCGGCTATGGCCTTCTCGGCCATGCCGGCGCCACGGCGGCCCAGCCGAACCTCGCGACCCGCACTCTCGGCGCCGAGGCCAGCGGCGCCTTCCTCGGCAAAAACCCTTACATCGACGCCGAGTTCGGCGCCGCGGCCCGGCCGGTCGTCAACGCCTACCAGACCGCGACCGCGCCACAGGCCGACAGCACGGCGGAAGCCTCCGGCCGCTACGGCTCCGGCTTCGTCCAGAACAACCGCGACATCAACCAGCAGGATCTCGGCAAGACCCTCGGCGACATGGGGGCGAACCTCTACGGCCAGGATTACGCCAACGAGCGGGGGCTGATGACGAGCGCCCAGGGGACGCTGGGCTCCCTCATCAACCAGGGCAACCAGCTCGAGCAATCGGCCGGCTCCGCCCTCGGAAGCCTCGGGCTCGGCGAGTTCGGCGCCCGCACCGGCGCGCTCAACCAAGCCGGCAACCAGTACCTGACCGGGCTTGGCGAAGGCATCACCGGCGCCGGGGCCGCCGCCAACATCCTGCAGAACGAGCGGGGGCAAACCGGGCAGCTCCTGAATCAAGCCGGCAGCCAGTACCAGGCCGGCATCGCCAACGCCGGCAATCTGGAGAACTCAGCCGGCAACCTGCGGCTCGGCGACTTCAGCTCGCGGCTACAGGCGGTGCAGGACCGCGAGAACGCCTACAACAACGGCCTCTCGCTCGCCCGCCAGGCTTACGGCCAGGCGGGCGGCCTGGCGAACAGCGCGCTGTCGACGCTGCAGAGCGGCTACGACACGGGCAACCGCAATTCGCTGATCGGCCTCGGCATGGAGCCGCAGGTCATGTCTCAGAACTATGCCCCGGCGCAGCAGATGACCGCGGGCGGCCAGGGCCTCACCGGGCTCGCGCAGCAGCAGATCAACGACCAGCAGAACCGCTTCTACGGCAACATCCAGGCTCCGTGGCAAACCGCTTCCCAATACATGAACCTGATCGGCAACCCGCAGACCGGCAGCTCGTCGACAACGACGCCGGTCCTCGGGCCGAACGCGGCATCCTCCGCGCTCGGCACGCTCGGCAGCCTCGGCAGCCTCGGCAACAACCTCGGGCTCTTCGGCGGCGGCGGCGGTGCCGGCCTGATCGGAGGCGGCGGCTTGGGCTTCGACGCGAGCCTGCCGAGTTTCGCCTCTTTCGGTACGCCAACAGCAGCAGAACTCGCTTCCGCTACCTTGGCGCCCGAGTTTGGCGCGGGGGCTGCAGCCTCGGCCGGCGGCAGCATCCTCGCCGACTTCCTGCCCTTCCTCGGCTTCTAATGCACACCGCCTTCGTGATCCTCTTGCTGTTCGCGGTCGGCAGCCCCGAGCGCGCGCGCGACGCGAACCAGACGATCCGCTGCGCCAGCATGCACTGCGTCGAGAAGGTGCTGGCCGCCGCGGCGCACTCGACCCGCCTCGCGCGGCTGCGGGTCTATCGGGGCGACCCGGGCGACCTCGGCAACGGCAAGACCGTGCAGCTTCCCTTTATTGACGATTGGCTTTCCTGATGGCCGGCATCCTCGACGGGCTCGACAGCAACATCTACGGGGGCGCCCCGGCCGCGACCGCGCAGCCAGGCGCACAGCAGCAACCCGACATCTTCAAGCGATTGCAGCAGCTCTTCGGCGGCGGCGGCGGCTACAGCGTCGGCGGCAACCCCTTGGGGCTCGGCCAGAACGGTTTCTCGGTGCCGCAGATCCATCCCGCGCCGCAGCCTCCCGCCATGGGCGGCCAGCCGGTAGAGGCGCCGAATTTCGCGCCGCCGATCCAGCCGCGCGTCCCGCCCTTCGCGCTCCTCGCGCAGCTGCGCCAGAAGCTCGGCCTCCCGGCGATGCCGCAGCAGCCGCAGCAGGCGCAAGCCAGCCCGCTGGCGGCGATGACCGATCCCTCCCTCCTCTCACTGTACGGTTGATGGGCCTCCTCGATTTTCTCAGCGGCGGCGGCGGCAACAGCGGCGCCGCGCCCGATCTCTATGCCGGCGCGCTCCTGCCCGAGCAGATGGCGGCGATCCGCCAGCGCTCGCTCGGCGGCGCCATGGCCGGCCTCCTCAAATCGGGGGCGCTCGACTACACGGTGCCCTTCATCAGCGGGAAGGTGCCGGGCGGGTTTGCCGCCGGGCTGGCCGGCGCCGCGGCCGGCGCGCAGGACGCGCAGGACCAGTCCGCCAATGTCGGGCTGAAGGCGCAGGAGTTCCTGCTCAACAAGCAGATGCTGAAGCAGAAGCTCGGGCTCCTGCAGCAGCTGATGGGCGCCAGCGGCGGCGACGATGGCATGAGCGCAGCCTTCGGGGCCAGCGGCGGCGCCCCTCCGCCGGAAGCGGGCGGCCAGGGCGGCGGACAAACCGCCGGCGCCCCGAGCGGCGCGCCCGATCTGTCGCAGCCGGGCCAAGGCGACGACCCGCGCGGGTTGGTGCCGTACATCCGCCTCACCGCGACGAAGTACGGGATCGACCCCAATGTCGCGACGGCGGTCGCCGGCAGCGAGGGCCTCGGCACCTTCTTGGGCGATCACGGAAAGTCGGGGGGCGCCTTCCAACTCTACACCGGCGGCGGCCTCGGCAATGAGTTTCAGAAGGAAACCGGCCTCAATCCGCTCGATCCGAAGAATGAGCGCGCGACCATCGATTTCGCGCTGCGAAAGGCCGCAGAAGGCGGCTGGGGGCCATGGAACGGCGCGAAGCGGCTCGGCATCACCGGGTTTGCCGGCATCGGCAAGTTTGCGCCGCCGCAAGGTCAGGGGCCGGCGCTGGCCGGGGGCGCCAGCGCGCCCAGCTTCGACACCGGGCCGGTAAACGGCCTCCAGGCACCGCAGCCGCCGATCCGTCTGGCGCAGAACGGCGCACCGACCTCGATCCCGATGCTGCCAGCCGGCGACTCGAGCGGCTCCGCCATGCCGCCTGATCCGGCGTCGGTTCTGGCTCGCGGAAGCGGCCTCAACCTTCCCCCTGGCCGGCAATATCTGCCGACCACGGCGAGCGGCGATGTTGCTCCCTCCGCAGTCGATCCGGCGCAGTACCAGGCGCGGCTCACGCTGTCTCAGGCCTACGGCCGCGCCCTCGATAGCGGCTTCAAGGGCACCATCCAAGATTTCGTCGCGCAGAACGGCCAGTCCTCCGGCGGCCAACCCTCGCCCGGCGCAACCCCGATGCCGCAGATCGCGAACGGCACAAACGCGCCGCCTCCGCCTCCCGCAGCGATGCCGCCGGGGCTGATCCCCGGAGCCGGCGCCGCACCCCCGCCGAGCGGCATTCCGCCCGTCACTCAACCCCAACCTGCTGCCCAGCAGCAGGGAGCTGCGCCGGCGCAGATGCCCGCGGTCCCCAGCGCGGCGCTCACGCCGGCGCAGCTTGCTTATGCGCAGCGCCAGCAGAACCTCTCGAAAGCCTACGCGCTGCTCGGCATCAAGACCCCCGGCTTCCTCGACGAAGCTGCGGGGCTGCCCTTCGTCGGGCCGAAGGCGGCCGCGACGGCCGGGGCGCAATACCCTTACGAGATTGGCAAGCAGACGAACCAGGCCGATCTGCAGCTGCGCAATAAGCGGCTGGAGCCGCAGATTATGCGGCAGGGCGGCTCGCTCTGGGCGATGAACCCAGCAACCGGGAAATACGAGCTGCAGGCGCAAAGCCCGCGGCTGCCGGAAGGAACGTCGCTGGTCAACACGCCGCAAGGGCCAGTGGCCCAGGAAGTGCCTGGAGCCATCCCGGCCATTCAATCGGCAAGCCGCGCACAGAAATCTGGCGGCTACGAGGCTGAGTATGGCGGCATGCCCGGCTTCAACCAGGGCGCCCCCAACCCCGCCGAAGCGCCGACGAGCAAAGTCCAGGCGATACCGACGCCTCAGGGCACGATGCTGCCGCCGATAAGCCAGCAGTTCATGCCGCAGAGCCCGGCCGAGATCCAGGAGGCTCTGCCTAAGTGGCACGCGCAGACCGAAAAGTGGACGGAAGCCATCGCCCCGGCGCGGCAAGCCGAGATGCGGCTCAGCACGATCGCCAACGCTTTCAAGATGACCGAGTCCGGCGCCTTTGAAACCCACAAGGCCGAGCTGGCGGCGACGCTCAAGGCTCTGGGTATGGACCCGGGGCTGGTGATGTCCACCAACCCGGCGGCGGTGCAGGAAGCTCTGCACGACAACATGCTGACTACGCTGCCACTGTTGAAGGCAGCCACTCCTCGCCCATCGCAGATCGAGTTCCTTTCGGTCAGCGAAAACCGCGAGCATCCGAACATCCAGCCCGCGGCCAACCTGAAGATGCTGTCAGAGGACCTGGCGCTCGTCCGGCAGGCGCAGCAACTCCCAGCGGATTGGAACGTCGCGCAGCAGCAGGGCTGGCGTAACCCGCAATCCTTTGAGACGGCCTGGAGCGCGCTCAACCCGCTCGACAAGGCCCGCGATCAAGCCGAGAGGGACATCGGCCCGCTCAGGGGAATGCTCGGCGGCCCTGGCTCGCCGCCGCCGCCCAGTGGCGCTGTCAAGGCCCTCCAGATGAACCCGATGCTCCGCGATCAATTCGAGGCCAAATACGGCCCAGGCACCGCGGCCAAGGTGCTAGGAAAGTAAATGGCGAACTACTTCGACCAATATGACGCGCCACCCGCTCCCCAGCCATCGGCGCCATCGAATTATTTCGACCAATTCGATCAGCCCGCCTACCATGGCAGCATCTTGCCATTCTCCACTGACGCTCAGGGCAAGGCCTCCTTCGATCCGACCGCTGGCGTTCTGGGCAGCATCATCAATGCGGTGAAACTTCCGAGCGATGTGGTTAGTGGGCAGCAGCCGGTCGTCGGCGCGAACGGCCGGACAGATCCAACGCTGAATTCCCGCGCCTATAACTTCGCGAGCATCGCTTCGCCGGTCGAGTTCGGGTCGCGAGTGCCTGGAGCTGCGGACTTGAAGAACGCCGGCGTAGCTGGCTACGATGCCTTTAGAAACTCGGGCATCGAGATCAGCCCTTCCTCTGTCGGCAGCGCGATCAACGGCGTCAAGCAAGGCCTGGAAAACGATGGCATCATTGCCGAGCTTGCGCCCAAGACCTTTGCCGGCATCAACAAGGGCATCAACGACGCCGCTGCAGCCGATGTCATCACGCCTGCCAATATGCAAGCCCTCCGGCGAACCTTTGGCAGCGTCTCGGGCGACAAGACCGACATGCTGGCGGCTACTCGCGCCAAGCAGGGCATTGACCAGTTTCTGTCTGGGCTTTCTTCAAGCGATCTTCTGTCCGGCTCGGCTGAAGATGCCGCCGCGGCTGCTCGGACCTTTGCCGACGCGAACGGCAATTACGCCGCCGCCCAGCGCTCTAATGCTCTCACCGGCTCGCTCGACAGGGCAAACACCGGGATCCTTGATCGCGCCCAAGCGCGCGCTGCCGCCAGCAACTCGGGGCAAAACGTAGGCAACAGCATCCGGCAGCGGGTCGCGAGCTTTCTCGAACAACCGGGAAACGTTGCCGGCCTAAGCGACGCCGAACTCGCCGGATTGAACCGCGTGGACATGGGCGGCCCCGTCCAGAATGCCGCGCGTCGGTTCGGCAACCTCCTAGGTGGAGGCCAGGGCATGCACGGCGGCATGTTCAGCGTTCTGGGGTCGGTGCTGGGCAGCCACTTCGGACCCGAAGGGGCAGGCGTCGGAGCCGCTGTTCCTCTGATCGCAGGCGGCGCCGCGAAGTCACTAGAGGGATCTCTAGCCCAGCGCGCGCTAAACCCGGTTGACGAGATGATGAGAATGCGATCGCCGCTTGCCGCCGCAACGCAGTACGCTCTGCCGCCGCTGACGCACTCCGGCGTCGTTACTCGCGCCCTGCTGCCGGGCCTTCTCGACTATATGCGGAACGGATCTCTGCCCCCCGCGATGCCTCAAGGAGGCGGCCTGCTTCCTGGGGCCTAGTAGGGCGGAGGATTGCGACCGCTGCTTCTGATTCGGCCGGTGCCGAGAAAGTCTAGGGCGCGGCACACCAGCCAAAGGAACACCACCAGGATCGCCGACGTGTTGGCGGCGCGTGGTGGGTCCACGTTGAGCACCACCACGATCGCGCAAAAGCCCGCAAACACCAGCGGCACTCGATCCGCCCAGATCATCTGGTTCACCCTGTAACTCACTAACCGCCCCACTCTACCCCACTGCCCCGCCCCGGCGGGGCTTTTCTTTTCGAGAGAACCGCCCCATGCGCTTTATCGACCGCCTCGCCGCGGTGCTGCTGTCGCTCGCCCTGGCGCTGCCGCCGGCCGTCGCGCCCGCCTTCGCCAACGACCTCGGCAATACGAGCTGGTCGGAACTCGACGGCAGCAATAACGCAGCCTCACCGAACGGCTGGGCCAGCGGAACGATGCTACCGAGCCAGGTCGAGCCGACCGCGCGCGCGATGATGGGCGCTATCAAGCGCTGGTACGATCAGGATAACGCCACGCTGACCAGCGGGGGCACCGCGAACGCGCAGACGCTGACCTATACCGCCGCCCCGGCCGCTCTGGTGACCGGGCAGTGCTTCACCTGGACGGCCGGGGCCAGCAACAGCGGCGACACGACACTCAACGTCAACGGGCTCGGCGCCGTGCATATTCGGCGCAATGGCGCCGGCACAGCATTGGTCGGCGGCGAGATCGTCACGGGCGATATTGAGCGCACCTGCTACGACGGCACCAATTTCCAACTCTCCGCGTCGAGCCGGATAGGCGGCGGCTTCACCGCCGGCTCCGTCATCTTCAGCAATGGCAGCAACTTCGCGCAGGATAACGCGGACCTGTTCTGGAACGCGACCAACCATCGGCTTGGCATCGGCACGGCCGGCCCTTTGTTTCCGTTCTCCCTGACCCAGACGTACACCGGCAGCGCCAGCACTACGCAAGCTGGCCTTGCCGCCAACCGGTTGATGTTTGCTATTGCCGCCGGCGACGATGTCGCTGACGGGTCGATCGACTATCGCGGGTACGACGCCGGCGCTCTCAGCATCGTCGGGGCCGGAGCGAACGGCAGTCGGCATGTTCGCATTTTCGATGAGCTCGGCGTGAACGCGGCGGCCAACAGCGCCTACGCAATCAATGCCGGCGGCGATGTGAACACCACCGGCGTCTTTCGGGTCGGCGGCTCGCAGATTGCCTGCGGCAGCCTGTCGAACGCCGCGGCGTCGTGCGCGACCGACGCGACCAATGCCTCGAACATCTCGTCAGGGACGCTGTCGACCGCGCGGCTTTTGACGACCGGCACCGGCAATGTCGCGCTGGCGAACGCGCCGCACCTGACCAGCGTGACGATCGACAGCGGCGGACTGGGGGTGACCGCCGGCAGCATTACGGCGCCGAACGATCTGATTCTTTCTGGGTTGATCGATCTGCATTCGCCTGGCGCCAATATCCTGTCGGTGCGCGACGCGACGAACAGCGGCGACGCCGACCTGACCGCGAGCCGGCTCAGCGCCGCGACGATCGCCAGCGCCGGCTCGACGGCGCTGTGTGAGTCGAACGGCGCCTATGAAGTGGGCTATCTCGGGATCACCGCCTGCTCGTCGGACGCGCGGCTGAAGCAGGACATCCGTTCGCTGTCCTCTCCGCGCGCGCTGTGGCGGCTGTTGCGGCTGACGCCGCGGTTCTTCGTCTGGCGCTCGGACGACCAAGGCCTCACCCATGCCGGGTTCATCGCGCAGGAGCTCCAGCGCGTCTTCCCCGAGGCGGTATTCCAGAACCCCGATGGGTACTACACCTTCGAGAGCAACGCCGTCCTCGCCCTCCTCGCCCGGGCGGCGCAGATCCTCCTCCTTTGGAACGCGCTGCTGACGGGCGGCCTCGGAGCGCTGCTGCTGTTGCTGTGGCGCAGCAGGCGGTCAATGCGGCGCCTGGACGCGCGCGTCGCTAGGCTTGAGGCGACCGCCAAATGAGCCCCGAATTGCAGATGCTCATCGAGAGCATCGATACCCGGCTCGAAAGCATCGACGCGCGCACCCGCGCGATCGAGACGCATGTCGCCGAGAAGACCGGAGGCGACCTGGTAAAGCATCGGGTCGCCGACGCCGCGCGCTGGATCGTCACGATCGTCATCGCCGCGCTGACCGGCCACGTCGCCGCGAGCCACTAAGCCCCACAACCGGAGAGAATTGCATGACGCGCCGCATCAGCGACGCGGGGCTGGCGCTCGTCAAAAAAGACGAGGGCCTGCGTCTCGCTGCCTATCAGGACGTCGCTTCAGTATGGACGATCGGCTACGGCCACACTCCGGCGCGGCCGGGGCAGAAGATCACCGAGGCCGATGCCGAGGATCTGCTGAGGCACGACATCGCCCGGTTCGAGCGCGCGGTCGATGCGGTGACGCAGGACGTGCCGACGACCGAAGAGCAGTTCTCGGCGATGGTCTCGCTCGCCTTCAACATCGGGGTCGGCGCCTTCAAAGGCAGCTCCGTCCTGAAAAAGCATCGCGCGAAGGATTATCCCGGTGCCGCGGCCGCCTTCCTGCTGTGGGACAAGGGCCATGTTGACGGCCAGCTCGCGGTGATCCCAGGCCTCCTGCGCCGGCGCAACGAAGAGCGCCGCATGTATCTGGGCGATGCCGCGCCGCGCCCGCAGGCAGCTCCGGCACCGGCTACGCCAGCCGCCAGGAATATTTTCACGCATATTTTGCAGTCGGTTTCGGAGTTCTTCGGCCGCCGGCCGGCGCAGGCTGCAGCAAAACCCGCGCCGGCCCCTGCCGTCACCAAGCCGGCGGCGCCGCATGTCCGAGGCACGGCGCGCCCGGCTCAGGAGAGCCCGGCCGACACCGACAATTCGGCCGAGGCCCTCAACGCCGCCGAGCTGCAACGCCTCGGAGGCGTGTCGTGAAGGTGCTCGCGCTGATCGGCCTCCTCGGCCTCGGCGTCGCGCTCGGGGGCTGCGCCGCGGCATTGCCGATCGCCATCGCCACCGAGCCGCTCTGGGCGCCGGCGATCGAGGGGGCGGCCAAGGGCGTCGTCGAGGGCCTCACACCAAAGCCGGCGGCTACGCCATGACCGCGGCACACTCGCAGACGGAAACGCTGAAATTCGACGTTCGCATCCCGGCGCACGCCGACCGGGTGACGACGCCCTTATTTCGGAAGACGCGGGCGGCGCTGATCGAGCGCGAGCATGGCCGATGCTGGATCTGCGGCAGGACCGCGGAGGAAAGTGGGCACCCGCTGGAGGCGCATCACCATCCGGTCGAGCGCTCGCTCGCCGAGTTGGTCGATTGGGAATTGTTCATGCGCCAGGCGGTCGCCGGAGATTACGGGCCGCACCCTCAAGCCTTCGATTGGGCGCATTTCGATGCCGACCGATGGGAGGAGTTTGTCGACAACATGCTCCACAACGGCCTCTTGGCCTGTAAGGACCATCACGTCGGCGCGGACGAGGGGGTGCACACACTTCCGCTACCGATTTGGATCGCCCAGCGATTCGCGCGTGACGGGTATCGCTTCAACTCTCGCGAGGTCATCCACCGCCATGAACCGTGACCATGCGCTTGGAGCCATCGGCGGCGGCAGCGCCTACATCTGGCTCGCGACGGTGATCCAGGGCATGCAGGGCTGCGGTGCCGACATGGCGAACGCCGAGGCCGGGCTCATCGTCCTGGCGCTCGGCGTCGCCTTCAACCTGGTGCAGCGGTATCTGCCGCCCGCGCCGCTCGCCCCGCCGGCCTAGTCCAGCAGCTTCCCCGGCGCCTCGATCCCCTCATCGCCGATGAGGCCGTAACCCTCCTCGAACGCCTTCCGAGGGCTCCAGCTCTCGTAGCCGTCGGCGTACCGGACGAAATAGTCGCCGATCACCGGCATGCCGCGGGCGAACACCTTCCGATCGACATCGACATGGACGCCGCCGGCGAGATACAGGCGCACATGGCTGTCGGGCAGTTTCCCCGGTTCCATGCGCTCGATCGGCGCGGCCTCGACCTCCTTGTGCGAGCGCCAGCGCGGGAGGCGGGGCTTCTCAGCCATCGGCTACTCCGCCGCGGCCCGTTGCTGCTCCTGCTCGGCATTGCCGGCCGTTGCCTGCGTTCGCCCGCGCCGCTGCGCCTGCTTGCGGCCCAGCCCCATCGAGACCTTCTTGTCGGCCGACGGTCCGGGCATCCACAGATCGCCTTGCTTGTGGATGAGCCCCGAGCGCTGGAGGTTCGCCAGCGCCGGCCCGAGGTTGCGGATCGTGGTGCCGCTGGCCTTCAGGCCGAGGCCCAGGTTCGCCGCGGTGATGCCATTTCGGAACTTGCCGATCTCGGCGAGGATCGCGTCGTTCGCCGTGTTGCCGGCATTGCCCGTCGCCGGCGTGGTGCCCGCCTGCGTCATGAAACCGGCGCCCCTGTGCTGAAAGAACCAGTTGTTCGCCTGCGACAGCCAGGGCGGGTCCGCGTCCTCATTGAAGCAGATCGCGGTGATGCCGTGCAGGAGTTTGCCGATCGCGTCGAGCGAGTTCTGATTGATCGTGGTCACGAGAGTCCCTCCGTGCTAAAGCCTTAGCCACCTCAAGGCATCGACCGCTCTACACAGAGCCGTGCGGCGCTCCGGGTCACTCCGGGGCGCCGCTCTTTTTTTGTGCCCACCACCGCTCGCGCGGGCGCAGGCGGATACCGCGGCGCTGGAGGCTGTCGCAGATGTCCTCGCCCAGCATGTGCGCGAGCGCCACGATCGGAATGGGCATGAGCGACCCCACCAAGCCGATCATCATTCCAGCCGGCCACGGCATTTTATTCCAGCCGCCGGCCGCGTCCTGGAGCCACAGCGCGAACTCGTAATCGGCCGCCAGAAAAGCCAAGACCACGGCCGCGCCGACGACGGTCTCGGTGATCTCGCGGCGGGGTTCGCGCAGGATGTTTGAGAGGGCCATTTCCTTCAATCACTTGCCGTCTGTCTAGCGCTCATGTACGCGAGCGGCGCAAGATATTGAAGGGGTTTCTCCTACACTGTCGCAGAAACCCGCGCTGACCGGAGGCACTGCGGAAACAAAATTGTGAGCGAAATCAGTGGTGCTGCCGGTAAGGATTGAACTTACGACCTCTCCCTTGGTAAGACAGTGTCCCTCTCTGATTTTAGTGATGTTTCGTGACGTTTGGTGCGCCGTAGCGAGGGCTGAAGGCCCTTGTGGTGCTGTGTGGTGGTTTCATTTCTCCGACAGTGTTTCAGAAACCAGCCGCGGCGACAGATCGCCGGCGAGCGCATCGACCGCGCCCCGCAGGTAGTCGGGGGAGTGTTTTCCATAAGTGCGCTCGACCATCGCTTCGCTGTCGCCCAGGAGCCTCGCGATCTCGGCGAGCGGCACGCGCGCCATGACCATGTGCGTCGCCGCGGTGTGGCGCAGGACGTGCGGCGAGCAATCCTCGATCCCGGCGCGCGCGCAGGCGGCGGCGAAGCCTTTCTTGATCGACGCGACCGGGCGGCCGTGCTGCTCGATCACATGGTCGGTCAGCGCATGCGGGCGGGCCTCCTGGAGCGCCGCCAGCACCACCGTGTTGAGCGGCACCGTGACCCGGCGCTTGTTGGTCCGGCGACGGCCGGGCCGCCGGTAGTCGATCCGCCGGCGCTCGAAATCGACCCGATCCCAGGTGAGATCCAAGATCGCGCCGGCCCGCGCGGCGGTGTGGTAGGCGAGCAGCACGAAGAGCCGCACATGCGGCTGGGCGCAGCCGGCGAGCAGCCGCTCGAACTCTTCGCGGGTAAGCCAGCGCTCGCGCGGCGGCGGCTTGGGCGGGGATTCGATGTTCGGCACCGTCTCAATCCAGCGCTCATGCTTCGCCCAGGCAAGAGCCGCCCGCAGCGTGCCAATTTCCCGCCGGATCGTACCATCGCTGACGCTTTCCCGCTCGCGGGCTTGCCGATAGACGCGGCGGCCGAGCATGTGCGGCTCCAAATTGCCGACGTGCCGGTTGAGCGCCTTCGCGTCGTACTGGAGCGTCGCATAGGCCGCGACATGCGGCTTTCGCGCAGCTAAATAGCCGTCCAGAATTGCCGAGATAAGCGGCTGCTTCGGAGGCTCGGGCTGCGCCCGGCCGGCTAGGAACTGGTCTCGCCAGATTTCCGCTTTGCCGCGGTCTGTCTGCCGCGTTGAAACGGCCCGAGTGGCACGACTGTCGGGGTCGGTCCAGCTGAGAACCCAGAACCGGCCTCGTTGCCTGAGCCGGTATTCGGGCTCTCTAAGCCTTGGCCGCGACATCGGCGATCGAACTCGGCCAGATCATCGGGCATCACTCGGTAGTCGCCGCCGGGGAGCTTCACTGCGTTGAGCTCCCGCTTCTTGATCCAACCATAGACCATGCGCACGCCGACCCCATAGTGCTTCGCGACCTCCTTCACCGGGAGCGCACAGGGCTTAGGCATCGGAGCCGACCTTGCTGCGGTCCACCTTCAAGAGCGCCCGGCGTGCTCGCAGGAAGTGCTGGTAGCCATCGGCGCTCAGCCGATCGCGGATCTCCCGGTCAGCGATCTTCGCGAGCCCACCGCCCTCGACGAATTGCAGCGGGCTGGCGCATTTGAGGCACAGCATAATATTGCCGGGTTCTGGCGCGCGGTCGCCCGTGAGATTGCTCGCCCCGTCCATCTCATAGCCGCACCACGGGCAGGCCGCTGGCGAGACTTGGTGCTCAGCCACCGCGCGCCTCCCGCTCGGCATCGGCCCTGTGGAATAGATCGCCCTGGCCTGGATGGTGAGGGCAGTAGTCGCGATTAGGCCCCTGCGGCACGGCATGGTCAGCGCAGAGATACCTGTCGCAGGTCTTTCCGTTGGGCAGCGGGAAGTCGCATTGTAGCAGGCCAAGCCGCTCGCATCCTGGGATCTGGCATTTCGGCGG